CTATTGCTGGACTCGCTAAGACTTGGCTGAGTAATCGCCACGAGCAGTCACAAGCAAAACACCAAGCCACAATGCAGGTTATACAGAACACTGCTACGTGGGAACAACACATGGCACAGGCTAGTGCATCCTCGTGGAAAGACGAGTGGTTCACAGTAGTCCTGAGTGCGCCTGTAATAGCAATTATGTGGGGCGTAGGTATGAACGATCTTGATATCATTGGTCGCGTAGGTATGGCCTTTGCGGAGCTAGATAGGTTACCTGAGTGGTATCAATATCTTTTGTACGTTGCAGTCACAGCCAGCTTTGGCATACGTGGTGCTGACAAGCTGATGCAGCTTAAGAGCGGTAAGTAAGTTATGGCTGATGATTTAGAAGAAGTAGTAGTTACCGCGAAAAGAGTACCGGGGCAAGCTATTGACCGTAGTCTTTTTGAGTACATGCTAGATGGTGGTGGAGGCGGAGCTGGTGGCGGCGGTGGTGTTTCGATTACCGGCGGTACTGACGCTACTGGTGGAACCCCTGAAATCACAGACCCAACCGCTGAAGAAATGGGAACTGATAAGTGTGGGCCGGGATCGGTTAAGGTTAATGTAACTAGAGGTGCTACAACGTACTCTGGCTGTGCTACTTTTGGAGAATTAAATCAGTTCTTAAGCACTGGCGGGAACATAAATAAGATACCCTCAGATAGCACCCTTGGTACTCGTATTATTAACGAGGCAACTGCAGAAAAACTCAAAGAGTGGAACGAACTAAAGGAAGCCTACGAAAACGGTGAGGCAACCCTGCGTGATCTCCAGAACTTTGATCCCGGTGCTCTGTCTGATAACGAAACTTGGATGGGCCAATACAACGACTATGTTACGAAGGAATCACAAGCACCGCAAACTTGGAACAAAATAGAAGAAATCTTAAGGCGCAACGGGTACTCTGATGATGAAATAGAAGACATTAAAAGTAGCGTCAAATGCCTTACTGGGGCTGGTGAAGTCACTTGTGCTGGAACTAACGAAAAATTTAGAGGGAGCGTAATTCTTCCGGGAATACTTGGTGATCTTGGTTACGACGGAAGCTGGTGGGACGTAAGACCTGACGAGGGTCAGCCGTGTACCGTGTACGCAGAAAACAACGACCCCCTAGCTGACCAAACAGCCGATCCTAATAATCCTTTAGGTGAGTACGACGCTGATGGTAACTGTGTTCCTTTAAGCTCAGAGCGGCAGCCCGGACAGCCTTGCCCAACTGCTCAAGGTGAAGGTGGAATAATATCTGCCAATGGGGATTGTGAGACTGACTTCACACAAGGTGTTAAATGTAACGCTACGGTTGACGGAGTTTTAGTAGAAGGCAAAAGAGACGCCAACGGTGACTGTGTTCCATTAGGACAAGGAACAAGCGGTGGCGGTTGTTCAGTTATTACTCAAGAAAACGCTGACGAATGTGGTTACGAAATAACCAGTGACGGTCAGTTAATTCCTAAAAACTTAGATGATCCTAATTTACCTAACTATACTTCTTGTGGCGGTAACATATTTGTAGAAGAAGGTACTGAGTGTCCTGATGTGGGAGGTATAGGTGAGTTTTGTGATGATCCCGCAAACGTTAATCACCCTGATTGTGTACCAAAGACTATAGAAGAGCTTATAGAAGAGTACGGAGAAGCCGCTGTAGATACAGCACAGAAAGTTTACGATACTGTTAAAGGAGCAATAAAAGACGCCATAGATGATCCTCTAGGTGTTTTAAGAGACATCCTTACTGGTGGCTACGTAAGTGACAACGACCTGTGTAACAACTCTAAAGGCAGTTTCGATCCAGCTACAGGAACCTATAGAGAACACGGACACACTGATTGTACAAAAGCAGGAAACCCAGAAGAAACTGGAGATGTTTGCTGGAAAGACTGTGTAAATGCTAGTGTTTTTGGGGGTATTCCCGGTTTACCGCTGCCTCCCGGTGCTATAGACGTTGGTACTGTTAGAGACTTTGAAAACACAATAAAAGAAGCTGGTGCTACACTAGAAGATATTTTTAGTGCACCTACTGGAGATCCAGACGATCCCGACTTTATCGAAAAAGTTAAAGATTGGGTTATAGGAAAAATTGAAGACATCTTTGGTGGCCTAGAAGACGTAACAGCAGATAAAATTACTGGATGGATTAAAACAGTACTAGACACAGGTCTTGCTACTATTATTTTAACTCAAACAGAAGGTGTTAAAAACTCTGTTACCAACAAAATTGATGAAATTATTTTTGGCGTAGCGCCTGATTCAACGACTCCTATTAACTGTGAAGACTACAAAAGAGAAGGCGGTGAAGTAAAAAATATAGAAGAATGTGGAGGGTGTTTAAACAAAGAACAAGTAATAGGAACTGATAATAAATGTAGAGATAAAGATGTTGTTGATGACTTTACAGTTGATTGTGCATCAGAAGGTAGACAAGGAGACAGGGGAACAAAACAAGGCGACAAAGTAACAGGCTGTGGTCCGTGTCTGAGTACTCACCAAGAAATAGACGAGCAGTGTGTCGAATGGAAAGATACCGGAGACACTGAGGACGATTGTATCGCCTTAAACAGAGAGTACATTCCTAGTCCTGCGGCTGGAACTGACAGTAGATGTGGGGGTTGTTTAGACAGTGAAAACTATCAGTTAGACGAGGATGGAAACTGTGTTCCTAGCCCTATTATATGTGAAGGCAATCAAGTTTTAGATTCTACTGGAACTGGGTGCGTTGATCCCGTAGACTGTATAAAAGGCAACGTCTGTAAAACAGAAGATAACAAAGATGGTAAATATGGAGACAACTGTGACTGTATTCCTGACTTTGTAAACCCCGGACCTACTCCTGAACAGTGTGAGGCTTTAGGTAGATACCACGTTGCCGCTGTTCCTGAACAAAATAAACCTAGTGAGTGTGGAGATTGTAAAAACGGGTCTACTAATGAAGATTGTTCAATAGACGGCACTAAGTGTGATGACCCTGATGCTACTAACTTTGGTGAAGAAGGTGAATGTAAGTATGGGACTGTAGTAGAAAAGTGTGATGACCCTGATGCTACTAACTTTGGTGAAGAAGGTGAATGTAAGTATGGGACTGTAGTAGAAAAATGCGATGACCCTGATGCTACTAACTTTGGTGAAGAAGGTGCATGTAAGTATGGGACTGTAGTAGAAAAATGTGATGACCCTGATGCTACTAACTTTGGTGAAGAAGGTGCATGTAAGTATGGGACTGTAGTTGACCCTTGTTTAGACTCTGCTTACGCAGAAGCTAATCCTACTATCTGTGGAACGGATCCAGAGTGTAACGATTGTACTTGCGCTGAGTATGCGGCGGCTAATTCAGAAGAGTGTGGTACAACTCCTCCTCCCCCTCCTCCTAGCGGCGGCAGTGGCGGCGGCGGTGGCGGTGCTGGAGGAGCCTTTAGTCCGTTCTTGGCTGGCATTACTTACACACCGCAGCCTGTGCCTGAGGTAATTCAACAGCCATCAGGAATGTTTACAGGGGCACAGCCTACGAGGAATACTCAGTTAGTTGGGGATAGTATTATTCAAAACCTATTTAAAGAGTACTTTGTATGACATATTTAAACTTAGTAAACAACGTACTGAGACGCCTCAGAGAAGACGAGGTATCCAGCGTCACTGACAACACCTACAGTAAGATGGTGGGTGACTTTGTTAACGACGCTAAAAAGATAGTAGAGGACGCTTGGGATTGGTCAGCACTTAGGACTACCCTGACTGTAACTACGTCTTCTGGTATTTTTAACTACGTACTCACTGGATCACAGAACAAGATCAAGGTACTAGACGTAATCAATGATACCTCAAACATCTTTATGCAGTACCAGACTCAACACTGGTTTAACGATAAGTACTTGAACCAATCACCGCCTAGTGGCGCACCTGAGTACTACACGTACAACGGTGTTGACTCTAATGGTGACACTCAGGTAGATATTTATCCTAAGCCTGACGGTGTGTACAGCCTGAGATTTAACTGTACGCTGAGAAACCCTGAGTTAAGCTCTGACACAGATGTACTGTTGATTCCTAATCAACCTGTAATACACATGGCAGTAGCTCTGTTAGCTCGTGAGCGGGGCGAGACAGGCGGTACATCAGCACCTGAGTACTTTGGTATTGCTGATAAGTTTTTGTCTGACGCTATTGCTATGGACGCACAGAAGCACCCTGAAGAAACCATCTGGTACACTCCGTAGGAGCCTG